GGGATTTATCGACGAACCACAAATTTTCTCAGACATTTTTGTGGATAGAGGTAAACAAGGAATTATGGAAAAAAATTTCAGATTAACGGAAATCGACAATACCGGTGAATTGAGTGTGTACGGTAATGGATATTTTATAGTAAGAAAACAATAAAAATTATATTTATAGATAAAAAGTATGGCAGTAGGTAGTTACGGAACAATAAGACCAGCAGATGTATCCCCAGCGGACGTTGATATTTTCTATCATTACGTTTCGGGAAGAACTGCCAGTGCTGAAGTTCAGTTCGAAAAATTAGATAATTCACAAGATATTTTGACCCCTGTATTCCATAATGCAAATACAGGAGGTAATGCCGATACTGAAATATTAGGTGGTTTGTATAACTTGAAATTAGAATCTTCACGATTCTCTGAATTAGGAATATATACACTTTACCTAAGACCAAAACAAATTAGAACCACGGTTTCGGATTGTGGTGTCTTATCGTCACTTCCTTCTGTTAGAGGTTTGGTAATTGATTTAAGTGTAATAGACCCTGCAGATAGAAATAAATTCGTACCACAAGGATTGGTAGGATATAGAATAGAATATTTGGACGCCGATTCAGGTGCAAAAATTCCTAATTTCTTTAGAATAGTTACATCATCCTTTTATTGTGAACCAATTACCTCAAACTTAAGTAATTCATCACAAAAAGCAATTAGATACCGTTATTCCGATATTGCAACCAATTTAATGTTTTTAACATTAACACCAAGTTCATCACCAACTAGTAGACCCAACACCATTCCGTTTATTGGTCAACCGAACCAAAGTATCATTTTATCGAACACCTTCTTCAATCCTGTTATGTTAGAGATTGATATGGTAGAACACGACGCAACAACATTGGCACACGCACTTTACGGTAACCAAAGTAAGTCGGTTGAGGATGGTATTTACACGATTTATGACCAAAATAATAATATCTATAAGCAATTTAACTTATATGAAATCAAAGATGATGTTAATGAAACGTTATACGAAATTAGAGAAAAACGTGATAACATTGACGAATCATTAAATTTTGATGTTATAACTGAATAATGGCAACAAGGAAAGTCCCTAGTCAGGCGGCAAGCGGTGGTGAAACTTTTAATGACAAGCTGATTGGTCTACAGATTACAGACGGTAGTTCTCAGCTGGCTAACACCGCGTTCCTTATAGATAGAGTAATTCCAGAAAAAGACAGTAAGAATTTTTTAACCCAACCCTTTTCTGATTTTCTAACATTAGATACATTACAAGAAGAGACAAGTCAGATTTACGAAAATAACTCAACAAGTACTTCATTTGAAAGAAGTAAAAAGATTAAGTTTCACAATTCAAAATCTGATGCGACAAAATCATTGTTTGGTTCTTTAAGTGTTAGGTTAAGTGTTGCAGTTTCAAATGTTATAGAAAAATATCCGGCAGCGATGTTAGTCGATGTTGACTCTCCGGTGTCAACAACAAGTATCAGTGCTGAAGACATTTCATATGACGGTATTGCCAATACCACACAATTTAAATTTAAGAAGTCTTTAATTTACAATCCGTTCGACATTGTTATACAACAACCAGAATCAGTTGTAATTTTAAATTCTAAAAACACATATAGAGATTTTTATTCTTCATATACAAAATATGTAATTGATAATTTAAGCGGCTCAACCTATGAAATCTTATCTTATGATGAACCAGATAATAATGGTTACATTAATTTAAGAGTTTCAGGTAAGTGTTTTGCAAATACAACGGGGTATACCGAAAATTATTTGATAAGACCAAATAATGGTGTTACCGAAGAATTTTTTAATAGTTTAGATGAACTAGAAACATCATTAGTCGATAGAGAATCTTATCCAAAATACACCGCGTCATTTAGAATTCCAATGGATTTATATGACGGGGCAGTTAGTGAATTACAAACAGAAACCGCAACTTGGCCAATATCTAGAGATGGATGGAACTTACAAATTATCGGTTTAGATTACGAATCCTACATTACAAGATTAAGTAACATTGGTAATATCGTTGATGATTACAAATCAAATTTAATTATTAGATTTTTATCATCACCACAACTTTTCGAATTTGATACCGAAGAAAAAAAGGCGGAAGCAATTTTCCAACTTTATGGTCAAAGTTTCGACAAGGTAAAAAAATTCATAGACAATATTGCATATATGAGGAATGTTAGTTATGACAAAACTAACAATGTTCCTGATGTATTGTTAAAAAACCTATCCGAAACTTTAGGATTATCAACAGTAAATTTATACGATGAGAAATCGTTACAAGATACCTTATACACAAGACATACACAACAATATGATGGTGTATTAACAGGATTAAACTTGTTAGAAGGTGAATATGAGTTCTATAGAAGATTAATTGTAAACTTAGCACATTTATATAAAACAAAAGGTACAAGGTTAGCCATTGAATTTTTCTTAAAGTTCATAGGTGCTCCTGAACCAATGATTAGGTTGGACGAATACATCTATAAAGTAGATGGATTATTACCAAAATCAACGTATGAGAATGACATCAGAGAAGTAATTTTAGGTGTTAAAGAATTCCACACAATGGAATTTGTTCCAACAACCACAACGATAAATGGTACAACATATTCAGCATACTCATATCGATTAGTTACCACATCAGGTTCCACAACATTAACAAGAGACGAATATCCTGTTTATAGTGATGGAACACCAAAAGCAAAAAATAGTTTAGATGGTAGTCATTATTTCGCTAAAGGCGCTGGTTGGTATAGAAAAACATTAGACCATAGGTCAATTGATATATTAGATACTGAAAATTCAGTTCTAACAGGAAATACTAAAGTATTAAAAACCAAATCAAAACCGTTCACATATGGTGAAGATTATTTTAATGTTTACAGAAAATTACCTGGTTTAGATTATGGATACGATTTAAATGGAGAAATCAATAATGATAAAACAGAAATTATTGATGATAGTGAAGTTGAACATATTTTAAATAGAAAAAATGTAAACATTTTCTTAGACGGTTCAAGAGCAATTGACTATGACATCTACACAAAAAGTAGAAACTTAAGTTTAACATTTGGTACATTACCACCACAAGAAAAACCTTCTTTTGCTGAGTTTTTAAAGGAGGCAATTAGTAACGTTATTCGAAATTCTAATACTATTAAGTATAGAAAAGAGTATCGTTTATTAAAGAAGGTTTATGAAGACTATGCAAATAGTAATGGATTCACTCCATACAACTATATTAAAATAAATGAATTCATTCAAAGAATGAGTCCATATTGGGTTAATATAATTGACCAATTTGTTCCTGCAACAACTCAATGGTTGGGTGGTAATTTAATTGAAAACGGAACATTCGGAAGGTCTAAATTCCAATACAAACAACCTTGTACACCAAAAGAATTTGTTGAAGTCCTATATCCTGATTTTGAAACTGTAATTGAAGAAGATTTAGAAACAATATTGGGTGGAGGAACGACAAGTTACGAGTCCACTAATTTAGATAGTTTAAGAGGATTATCTATATTAACCGGATTAACATATACAATGTACCTTAATATAAATGGTACTGAATATAATTTATCAGGAAACACATTAGATAATGAGATTTTTTCAACAGGATTCACATCTACAGCATCGTGTCCACAATTAAATCTAACATCTAATCCATTAGGTATTCCACTTATTTGTGGATACAAAGGTGAATATAGTGGAAGTACAAGTATCAATGGTATAAACAATTGGAGTGGAGTTAAATTAGACATTGAAACAATTAAAAATGAATGGAAATCATTATTAATTCGGTTAGTTGATAAAGTAAACTCACTCATCAAATACGATACATACGGATGTATTGATGATTATGCACCATATACCGCAGCCACAAGTACAAGTAATTGTGCAGAAATCACAAAGAAAACATTATCACTTCAATTTTTTACAGATATAAATGGTGTTGAAAAAGTTAAATTTATTTTAGACACCACCGATTGTAGAAATGGTGAGGATATTGATTTTTATTTCGAACCAGTTTATGGAATCCAAGAACGAGAATGTGGTTTAAAGGTTGTTGCTGCAGGTCCTTGTATACCATATAGTGGAGATATAGAAAACTGTCAATTAGTTGAAGATGTTTATATTTTCGTATCAGGTTTTACAGGTATTGAAGCGGATACAATATGGGATGTTAATTTTTATATCACAAGTGGAACCACCTGTGATACTGGAGTATGTACCAATTGTGAGTTTATTGAAATAAATGACCCAAAACCAATACAAAGAGGGGTTAACCCATCTACATTAGCAGTACAAAATTGTGTAACTACAGGTGATGTTACAGGTAAAGTTTACGTTATACCGGCAGTTAAAGAAACCGATGTGTATGATATTATAGTATCAGACGCATCAAACTGTGAACAGAAAATTAGAATAGAAGGATTACAAAGAAAAATCGTACAATTATCTGACGAAGTTAGCGGATACACAATTAATCCTAAAGTACAATATAAAACATCATTTGATTATGGTTTAAAAAAAGGTAGTAAAGTATACAAATATGTTTCGGGTTCAGTACCATCAACATACCAAACATTACAAACACTAATTGGAAATGGAAGTATTGTTGAAATATCAATCGACGATGTGGAAATTGGAGATGTTCTTTTATCAATTGAACAAAAAGATTGTGGAGACATACCGACAAACCTATTCAATTTTGTTGATGACTTAGGATACCAATTCACGTTTGATTATAAATTCGTAACGGTAAATAGAAAAGAGTGTTTCTCATCAATTAAGAAAGATATCATTAATGGTGATTTTGAAATATTACCAACAAGTAAGGTATTAGTATACACTAATGTTGATGAAAATTTACAAACAATCCCTTATCAATTTAGATTTAAACATCCTGAAGATTTATTTGTAAGACCTGAACAACCTGAAGAACCTTGTTGTGAATATCCTGAAAATTATTTTCAAAGTGGTGATTTCTTAATCAACCAATTTGGTTTTCCAATAGAAGTAACAAGTGTAGATTTAAATTATTGTGATAGAGGAATATATTACACATTAGTTACTACTGAAGTTGGTGGAACAATTTCGAATGACACGAATATTTTAATAAACGGTAAATCTGGTGAAACAGACAGATTAATCGTTTCATTTATTAATAA